TTTGCAGCTAGGTGAGTTGCTACAAAAACATGAGTAGGGGATAATACAGCGTGGCCATATTTAAGAAAACCCAACTAGCACCAGAGGTAGCGCCAGCGGTACGTGCAGCTATAGGCGGTGGCGGTAGTTCTATCGGCAGTTTCTACCAATACACAGTAGGGCCAGCAGTTACCAGAGCGCTCAGCGTTCCCACAGTCTCTAGAGCTAGAGACCTAATAGCATCCATGATCGGCTGCCTAGATTTACGCTCCTACACACTCCAGTGGAATGGCGAAAAGTATGAGAAAATTTATGTACCTGGTGAGTCCTGGTTTAGCCATCCTGACCCCAGAGTCACCAGAAATTTTATTATGGCTAACACATTTTCTGATCTATTTTTTTATGGCCGTGCCACATGGGCGGTGACAGGTAGATACGCCAATGGGATGCCAGCTAGTTTTACCTGGCTACCAATGGGTAGCACCAGCTTTACTGATGCTGTAGGCCCCCAATGGTTTGGGCCTAGTAATGGCGTACTGTTCGCTGGGCAACCAGTAAAAACTGAGGATACCGTACAGTTTCTGTCACCTATCAACGGGCTGTTATTTCAGGGTGCACGTGCAGTCGATATAGCCATCCGTTTGGATGATTCAGCTAGGCGATTTGCCACACAAGAAACTGGCGCTGGTTACCTCCAGCAAAAGGGTGGGGAACCTATGACAGGTACAGAGCTGGGCGAGCTAGCACAGGCGTGGAGCGCTGCACGTAACGTTAACGCTATTGGGGCCTTAAACGAATTTGTAAATTTCGTGCCATTTGATGGCACCCCAGACAAAATGCAGCTAATTGAGAGTCGCCAACACGCTGCAGTGGAATTATCCAGGGTGGCAAACATCCCAGCGTATTTAGTAAACGCTCCAGCAGGTACAGGTATGACCTATCAAAATGCCATGCAGGCTAGGCAGGATTTATATTTGTTTGGTGCTAAGCCATTCATACAGTGCATAGAGGAAACGTTAAGCATGGATAACATTTTGCCCAGGGGCCGCCATGTGGAATTTGATTTAGAGAGCTATCTAGGCGATAACTACATGCCAGAAATAATGAGTGAACCATCAGCCAGTGAGCGAGAGAGTGAAACCATCTAATGATTTTTTTTGAAAATCGTGAACTAAAAATAGAGTGTGCCACAGAAACCAATAGCGATAACAGCCGTACAATTATGGGCCAGGCTGTGCCATATAACGTGACCACTACAGATTCACTGGGCCAAAAAGTGATGTTTAAGAGGGGGAGCATCCCAGCTGATGGCAGGCCACCCAAACTGATCGCATCCCATGACCAGAGCAAAATTTTGGGCTTAGTCACTGAGCGTTACCCTCAGGAGGATGGAATGTATTTTACTGCCAAACTGGCTGATACAGCAGATGGCCGTGACTATATGCAGCTGATGAGCATGGGCGCTATAGATGCTGTCAGCATTGGCTGTATGCCCACAAAATACAAATTTGATAATAATGGCGTGATGATAGTGGAATCAGCCACCTGGGCAGAATTATCGTTAGTCAGTATTCCAGCATTTGATACAGCCAGAATATCTAGTGTGCAAATGTCAGAACCAGAACCAGAAGAACCAGAACTACCAGCAGAGGAAACAGAACCCATGAGTGAATCACCAGCAGTCGAACTGGCCAGCCCAGCGATTATCCCCACTACCCCAATTTACGCCACAGTAAAACGTGAATTTAAGATGCCCAGCATGGGTGAGTACATCTGTAAATTTGTGCGTGGAGGTTCAGAGTTTGCAGAATTTGCCGCAAACATTCAAGCCTCAGCTCCTGACGTTACGACATCTGATCTTGATGGTGTGCTCCCGATTCCCGTGGTCTCTCCTGTTTACAATAATTTTTTGGGCATCAGGCCTACAGTGGATGGCACAGGCGGCCCAAAAGCAATGCCACAAGGCGGTAAAGTTTTTATTCGGCCAAAAGTTACCACCAATGTTAGCCAGGGTGTAGTTACTCAGGGTTCTACCATTACAGCTGGCACATTTGTAGTAGATGACATTCAGGTGACTAAGGCCATCTATGGTGGCTATGTCGAATTGAGTGAGGCCAGCATTGACTGGTCAAGCCCTGAGGTGCTCAATGCCATGTTAGATGACATGGGGCGCATCTATGCAGATACCACAGATAATGTGGCTGCAGATGCTCTTGTAGCTGGCACCACTAACACCAATAACTTTACCTCAGCAGATATCGCTGACCCTGCAGCATGGGCGACATGGATTTACACAGCCAGCTCTGACATCCTCACAGCATCTAACGGTAACCTACCTGATACGCTTTTCCTAGCGCCAAACCGCTGGCAGTCTTTAGGACTCTTGACCGATACAAGTGATCGGCCATTATTCCCAGTGGCAGGCCCCATGAACGCATTCGGCACAATGTCACCAGGTACCACAGCTGGTAATGCGTTTGGGTTGCGTGTTGTAGTAGATCGCAATTTTGCTAGCGGTACCCTGCTTATCGGTAACGCCACCAGCAGTGCATTTGAGTGCTGGGAAACCGCTAAGGGTGCTGTATCGATTGAGAATCCATCACTACTGGCCAGAACGATTGCATGGCGTGGCTATTTCGCTGCTGTCATGATTGACGACACCAAATTCATTAAGGCTGCATTCGTCTGATAGGCGGTACTAATGAGCGCTTTTAGCGTTACGCATTCTATGCGTATAGGTGATTTTTGTGTAGTGCAAACCTTAGAGGAAACTGACATAGCTGTCGGGCAGTCATTTACTCTGGCAGGTGTAGGGGATGGCATGGATGGCTCACAGCTACTCATAGCTGTGCCCCTATATCTGTTTACTGGCATCACTAATGAGGGTGATTTCACATTTGATTATGACCAGCTAATACCAGAACAGTTACTGTTCCGTGATGCTGGCACAGATGTAGCACGTCACTATTTAGACCCGTTTGGTACGCTCACCTATACCCAAACCTGTACGTGGATAACATCAGCTGACTGCCTAGTATTTTTGGGCATAGACCCAGCCACAGCTAATGACACTGCCTACTTAGCCATGTGTGTTAATGCTGCTAACCAGTGGGTGCTCAGGAAACGTCAAGAGGCAGGATATTTTGACCAGTCACTAAGTGTGGCCCCCAGTGCAGATATAGAGCTGGGCACCATCATCTATGCGTGCATGAATTATCGTGAGCGTGGCAGTATCGATTCCTACCAGGTTTTTGATTCTGGTGGTGCAGCTCCAGTGTTAAGCATGGGCAGAGTTATGCAGCTGATCGGCTGTAATCGTAGCCAGGTGGCGTAATGCCAGCCAGCGGTATTTTTGCTCAGTCAATCACCAAAATAGCTGACACTATTACAGCGTTAGGTTTAGTGGCTGTCACTGACCCACGAAACGCTAGACCACTAACGTGCCTCATAGAAATGCCCACCTATACACAGTTCACTAACCAGGTGGCTGACATTTCTGTAGTGGTTCACATTCTCGCTGGCCCACCATCTAACCAGGACTCTGGCGACTACCTGATGACCACCCTAGATATTTTGATGGATTCAGAGCTGGCCATTACAGGTGGTTCACCCACACTGGTAGTAATCGGTGCACAAGAGTTGCCAGCGTATGACGTAACGATAAGAATAGGCGCACAGCGCTAACACAGGAGACACGCACATGACTACCGTTTATCTAACTAACCCCACCATTAACATCACACAAGGGGCTACCACCACAGATTTTACCGATAACACCAGCAGCATTACCGCCACCCTGGGCTACACCAGTTTGGAAACTACAGCGTTTGGCTCTACTGGTTTGTCATTTTCTAAAGGTCTCGCTACCTCTGACATTTCCATGACAGTTTTTATGGCTTATGGCGCTGCAGAAATTGAGGCTGCTCTGGCCACCTATGTAGGAACTGGCACCACCACCCTAGTGTTCAGCCCAGCAGGTACAGTCGAATCTGCCAGCAACCCAGAGTTCACGGTAACAGGGGCCATGCTGGCCGCCTATGACGTTGTGGTAGGCACAGTTAATGAGCTGTCAGTAGTGGAGCTGTCCTGGACAGGTGGCACCTGGGCACGTGACGTAACCTGATCTAGTTTTAGTAATCCTGATACCGACTAAGGAGCACAAAAGTGAAATTACATTTACGCCTAGATTTAGGTGATGGCCCTATAGAGCTAGTCACAAACCTGATGGTCATTATTCTGTGGGAACGCAAATTCAAGCGTAAAGCATCAGATATGGCTAACGGTATCGGCCTAGAGGATTTAGCATTTATGGCGTATGAATGCTGCAAAATTTCTAACGTGCCAGTAAAACCCATTTTTGATGATTTCATTAAGTGCATAGTCGATTTAGAGGTAGTCAGTGAGGAAACCGAAAACCCCACCCCAGGGGCAGTTTTAGCAGAGGTCTAGCAGAGCTGCTAGTACACACGCATTACTGGCCCCCAAACATAGAATTTACCCTGGGCGATTACATTACAGTGTTAGATGTAATCAAAAAACAGCAGAGGTAGATCATGGCTAAGACTCCAGAAATTGAGGGCGTTAAGGAGGCTGTTCGAGCGTTACGCAAAATTGACCCTGCAATGCGTAAAACATTTAATGCAAATGTTAAAGCTGTACTAGCTCCCATGACTAGCGCCATGCAGTCAAATTATGATGATGCACGTTTCCCATCTGGCACTAAACGCAAATGGGGCACCCAGGCTGTAGGCGCTAAAGCTAGAAAAATAAACCCACTGACTGCTGCAGCTGCTAAGCGTGGCGTAAAGGTCAAGATAGACACAAACCGTAAAAGTGGGGCCGCATTTACTGTGATGCAAACTAACCCAGGTGCCACCATTTTTGATTTAGCTGGCAACAGCACACCACTAGGTGAGGCGTTCACAGCCAAATTTGGGCGCTCCCCCAGCCGTGTGATGTGGCCTAACGCTGAGGTGCATCTACCTGATGTGCGTAAAAACTTAGTGGAGTTAATAGAGGAAATAGAGCAGGATATAAACAGAGAACTACAGAGGCGTGGCTAATGGCTATCAAAATCCCTATTTTTGCAGACTATAACGATAGGGGCGTTAAGCAGGCTGAGGCATCATTCAGTAAATTTGGGAGATCAGTAGGCACCATAACTAAAAACGCTGCTAAAGCATTTGCCACCATAGGTGTGGCCGCTGCTGCTGGCGCTGTTAAAGCTATCGATATGGCCAGCAATTTGGCAGAATCCCAGAGCAAGGTAGCCCAGATATTTGGTGAATCTGGCGCTGCCATAGAGGCGTTCAGTAAAACTGCTGCCACCAGCCTGGGCCTGTCAGAGCAAAACGTACTAGATGCAGCTGGCACGTTTGGCATTTTTGGTAAAGCAGCTGGGCTAGGCGGTAAAGATTTATCTGATTTCAGTAATAATTTTACTACCCTGTCAAGTGACCTAGCGTCATTCAATAACACCAGCCCAGAGGATGCTATAAACGCTATCGGTTCAGCGTTGCGTGGAGAGATGGAGCCTATTAGGCGCTATGGCGTAATGCTGGATGATGCTGCCATTAAAGCTGAGGCTATGGCCCAGGGGCTGTACTCAGGTAAAGGTGCTCTAACAGCTGAGGCTAAAACGCTCGCCACTACAGCGCTGATCTACAAAAAAACTAGTGATGCACAAGGCGATTTTGCTAAAACATCTGGGGGCCTGGCTAACCAAACCAAAATCATGAAGGCCCAGCTGACTAATGCAGCTACTACTATCGGCACAGCGCTGCTACCTATAGCAATTAAATTGGCTGGGTTTTTCGCTGACAAGGTGATACCTGCAGTGCAGAAACTTAGTGAGGTGTTTAGCAAAAAAGGTTTAACAGGTGTATTGGATTTAGCCAAAAAACAGCTACCAAAATTAAAAGCTGCTTTTCAGATGGTTTGGAAATGGATTACCTCAGTGGGTGTGCCCAAATTTGTGGCGATGATGCAGTCACTGGGTAAAGCTCTAATCGATTGGATAGGGCCACGTATTAAACCCATGCTCAAAAAATTGGGTGAGCTGTTAGGTAAAGCTGCAAACTGGATTTATACGGTAGGCATACCAGCGCTAGTAGATAAACTGATACTCCTGGGTGATGCTTTTGTGGCGTGGATTACTCCACTGATAGGCCCCATGCTCAAAAAACTGGGTGAGGTATTTAAGATAGTGGCAAATTGGCTGCTAACGGTAGGCGCTCCAGCGTTAGTAAAGGCTGCAGTAAAACTGGCTGAGGCGCTCATTAAATGGGTGAGCAAAATCGCTGGGCCACTACTTAAAGGTTTAGCGCTGCTACTGCTTGACATAGGCAAATGGGTGTTTACTGATGGCATACCAGCACTAGCTAAATTAGGTTTGCAGTTAGGTAAAGGTTTAATAGATGCTTTAGTGGGCGCTCTAAAGGGTTTAGGCAGTTTGGGTTTAGACATAGGCAAATCGTTTGCTAACGCCATAATCGGATTCATTAACAGCAATGTGATCGACTCTATAAATAACCTGCTGCAGTTCACCATCGACCCACCAGGCCCAGGCCCCACATTGACCATTAACCCACCTGATCTGCCTCACATACCCAGGCTAAAAAATGGGGGCATAGTAAATCGGCCCACCCTGGCTGTAATTGGTGAGGCAGGCCCAGAGGCTGTAATACCCTTATCTGGGCGTAACGCTGGCATGGGCATGGGTGCTACTAACTACATCACCATTAACACTGGGGCAAACCCTACAGATGTAGTAGCAGCGCTCCAGCGCTATGTGCGCTCTAATGGGCCAGTGCCAGTAAACATTAGGAATATGTGAAATGGCAAAAATTGCATGGACATTTACTAACGCTAGCGCCAGCCTTGATTTCAGCTCTATAGTCACAAATTTTAGTTACACACATGGGCGATCATCTAACCTCAGTGACTACAGCGGTGGCTATGCCAGCATCACAGTAAATAATGCCACAGGTCAAGCAGCTGCCAATTCTTTAACGTGGGGCCAGCAGATTAAAATACAGTCTGGCGGTAATGATCTATTTGTGGGCTGGGTGGGTGCAGTCGATTTCACTGATATGCCTAACACTGGCTCAGGCTCCACAGCTACCATAACGGTAAATGACCAAATGTATTTTGCTGGGCAACAGTTAGCAGTAAACCAAGCGTTAGCCAGTGAGGAATACCAGATACAGGAAATAGGGTTTTTGCTCACTAAAGGTGGCATTACTCAATTTGATTTTACTGCAGCGTGCAGAGGTTCCCTAGATTACTCAGGGTCATACGCCACCAGAATAAATCAAATCATTTCATCAGATAGAGGTAAATTC